AACGCCTGCTGTAGTAGAAACGCCTGCTGTAGTTGAGGCTCCTGCTAAAGCACCACGTAAACCACGTGCTCCTAAAGTTGGAGAAACCGCCGCTAAGGCTGCAAAGTCTGCTGATAAAGCAGTAAAAAAATCTCCTGCCAAGGCCAAGGCACCTAAGGCTCCTGCTAAAAAAGCATCCAAAAAAGCATAAATTAAAGAATAAATACCTTTAACTAACCTTTTAGGATAAAATAAAATGTCATTTACAACCAGATACAAATACTCAAGACCAAACAAAACTATTCCTTGGTATATAGAGAACACTCCGCCTGAGGTTGTCAAGTATATCAAAGATAACTATTTTACTCCTGGACTCTTGTTAGGGATTAAAAAAGAAGGTGTAGGTACATTGGTACTTACACTTAGCAATGAATGGAAAGATAGAGAATCTGCCCTACAGTGGTGGGAAGATCCTCAATTGAGCAGTTGGCACCAGGGCCGTGAAACTCACAACAGAGAAAACGGAATTGCTGTTGTTAGTGAAGAAATGTTTTATTCTTAAAAATAGTTCAGCTTTTTAGCCTGCTCAGATAAAGCAAAACTAGCAAGATTTTTACCCTTGCTTTCACACATAATATCATGTGTGTCCAAAAAGCTCAAAGCCCATTCATTTACGGACTCGTTCCAGTAGAAATCAGAATGTGCTCTGAGCTTTCCCTTTTTGTGTCCGCTTTCTATTAACGTACTAAGAGTGGGGCGCTGTGATCCGGAATGGCCGCTAAGTACATCTTCACGGCTAACGGAGTAATGTAAAACAGGGCGCACACCGCGCCAGCTATCAATAATCCTTTTAATACGGTCGTCTTTCGCATTGATATATTCTCCTGTGTGTATCCAATGATGGTGTATGTCTAAAACTAAAGCACAGGTATTTACTAGCTCTAGGCTAGAATCGATACCCCAACTGATTTCGTCGTTTTCGATTGTGAGGCAGTTTCTTGCTTCGGCGCTGAGTCTTGGGATAACTGCTTTGATACCCGCGGGGCCGGCGCGACCCGATATGTGTACATTGATTTTAAAGTCTTGAAACGATTTACCGTATCCCATCCACCGGACCATATCAGCATGATATTCAAATTCCTCTATACTACGGTTAACGATGTCGGGATTATCACTAGCCAATACAGTAAACTGGCCAGGATGAAAACTAAGGCGTACACCATTAGCCCTAGCAACATCGCCAATACCTTGAAAACCTCTAGCACAATAATCCATAACATCATTAAGGCGCCAGAAATAACTCCAAGTAGGCTCGGTATACACAGGAAGCAGATCACTGCTAAGACGCACCATCCTAAGATTTTCATCAAGTTTACCTACTCTTTCTACTAGTAATCGCGTGGATTCAATGTTTTGAACCATAAGGTCCCAAAGTTTTTGTTCAGCCACATCCTTGCTTTGTCTATTTAACCAAGCAACAGTGGTACCTCCGGTGTTGTACTTTTTAGCATCGTCAGTGGCCTTGATACCATTAACTTGTTCAGGGTTATCGATCCACTTACAGGCAAAACCAATTTTAGGCATTTTCTTGTTCTTTAGTTAGTTCACACAATAGGATAAAATGTTCGTAGGCCTTACGTACACTTTCGTTTTTCATAAGTTTGTCTGCCTCGTCCTGCATGGCCTTAACAGCTTCTTCGCAGGCTTCCCTGGCGCTAGGCCATTGTAGCATATGAATTTCTTCACCAAATTCTTTGCTTAATTTTTTCCAAGCCTTGCGCTGGCCCTCGGTAATAGGAGTTTTCATAGGACGCATATCGCTGGCTTTTCGTAGCACATCGCTAATAGCATCCTCGGCAATTCTACCTGCGGCAATCATAGCCGCATAGTTAGGATCAATATTGTACCTGCGACTACTGCCTCCGGGATAAACCATAACCAAATGATTGCCTTTTGGAAAACTGTCCAAAAATTCGTTGTCATATTCTGCCACAGGGACATATTTTCTCCCAACTTTTTCATAAAAAATCTTTTTCATTTGTAATTTGAAACGGCTGTTTTTAAAGCTGATTTAATATCTTGAATAGCAAACACTGATTGTAACTTATTTGTATTTAAAACACAATTACTTCGGGGAGCTACAACGGCCTGTTTAAATTCATCTTCTGTGAAAAATTCTTTGTTAATGCCCATCATATTAACAATTTCTTGAGCATTGCTTGATCCAGGATTACATACATTGTAAATTCCTTTTGGAATGTTTCCTAGAGCACAGGCAACAGCAAATCTAGCAACATCTGGCATATAACTCAAACTGTTATTGTAACTAATTAACTTTTGATAGTTTTCCATCTTAGTTAAAAAGTTCTTTGGATGCCTACTATCTCCAAATGGCATACGAATTCGTAGCAAATAACTCTTGTTCATGTAAGGCATGAGCATTTCTTGTCCTAATGCTTTGGAGCCGCTGTAAAAACTGCCATTACCAAAGTTAAAATTTGGAGGATCTTCTTCAGTAAATTCTTTATCGTAGCCTGTATAAACACACCCGCTACTGATGTGAACAACGGGAATTTCCGGATAAGTGCGCTCTAGTAGTACAGGCCAGATTACATTTCCATCTATGGTTTCTTGCTTGAATATCTCACAGGCATCTACGTTTGGACTGCCTGTATAGCCTGCGGCATTGATAATAACAGTGGTGTCGCTGGGCGCAGGTGTGGTATGTCTAATCCAATGGTAAGGAATACGTTGTTCAAATAATTCACGGGCAATATGTTCTCCTACATACCCGTGACCAATAAGAGTGATCATTTCATCCTTTGTATTTGTTTAACAGTTCTGGACTGTGTTGCGGTACATTTATTATACTTGAATCTTGTGCTTTTGTCAACTCAAGTTGATATACTCTGTTACGCAATTCCGAACTGCTGTACTGATGCTGTCTCTTATGATAATGTAGTTCAATGCCGTTATTTAGGCAATATTGTTTTCCGGTAAAATCTCTATTTAAATATTCTTCGCTGAGAAAACGGATATGTATAGTTTGGGTTTGTAGTAAATTGAGTAAATCTAATTCGGTCTCGTAGACCAAAATTTCGTCAACATATTTACAAGCCTGTAGTTGAACGTATCTTTCGTAGATACTTTGTACAGGTTTGTTTTTGGTTCCTGGACGATCAATGGTTGGATCAACCTGTAATGCGACTTTTAAATAATCACACAGATCTTTTTCCATTTTAAGCATGGTAACATGACCAGCATGCAGAAGATCAAAACTGCTACAATTAAATCCTATTTTCATGATGTAAGTGCGTGATGTACTAAAAATTGTTTGAATGCTCGATAAACAGCCTCTGCTTCTTTATCGTCGGCCTCTACCTTCTTACCTCTAACATAAAATCCATTTTCGGTAACTCGTAGTATCTCCGATTTACCAGCATGAAATGTAATGTTATTTTCTGGAGGAGAGGAAACTGACAAAACAGGATCAGGAAGTGGACTATTGATAGTAAACATTTCTGGAAATATCTCTGTAACTTCTTGTGCTATAATGCCATAAGTCATTTCTTTGCCTTTGACAAGGACCAAGATCCGTCGCCGTTATCTGTCCATTCTAGTTCTTCTCCTTCTTTCCATCCTTGTATATCAAGTAGTTCTTGAGGAAGGGGAAGAACAATTTCTCCTGTTATAGGATCTTCTTCGGCCGTGATTGTCCAACGTTTGGTATCGATCATAATGCTCTCTATCAGTTATCTGTTTTATACCACCACCCTGTGGCAATGTATTTGTCTTTGGTGTAGACTGTGTTACCTCTGTGTACGTGTGTCATTCCTGCTGGCCAGATTACCACAGTTCCTTGTGTAGGTCTAACTTTTCTTGCCTGGTATAAAAATTCTGTTTCTGCCTCGCCTTCGGGCATATCATTGAGATAAATCATCCAGGTTAGTTCTCTACTGTATGAATCTGCGCCTGCTAGTGTTTCATAATGCCAATGATGATATCCACCTTTGGAGGTAGTCTTTTGTATCTTGAGATTACAACGGTTGCTCAATCCTACGTTCTTTAATTGACTAAATTCTTCAATGTATTCCATTAAACAATCGTGTATAAGATATAACATGGGTGTACATAGATCATGTTTTTTAAATTCGTTGGTTTCTAAAAAGATAGCAAGATCTTTTCTACCTAGCACCCCGTTAGTGAATTGTTTTGTGTTATCGTGTACTAGATGTGCTAGTTTGGGATTTGTTGTAATTTCTTCAAAGGCATCTATAACGCTTTGACAAAATTCCGGTGAGCCTTTATTTGGCCATACTCTAATGAAATCTTCCATTATTTTTTCTCTGGTTGTACAATACCGTATTGCCTGTATAGCCAGGCAATAAAATATTCAATTTCTAACTTTGGTCCTACCTGATCCGAATATACCTTGTATGCTACGGTTACTTTTTCTAACCAATCTTTATCTGTTAAATTCATTTCAATTCCAGTGCCTGATAACTCCTGCTATGATAAAGCAGTTTGTTACAATATATGATAACACAATAAATGTACGAAAGCAAGCAATAAGATCCGCTTCGGAAT